CACGAATTCTTTTATCATTATCAATGTCACCATATACATTAACAATAATATCTCTACTAATTCCTCCTTGTAGAACATTTAAATTAGATAAAGAGTCATTTAAATTACCATTTCCATTCCCAATATCATTTAAAGACAAGCTAGGATTACCGAAAGCATCAACAATATTCTCACCCATTTCACCAATATTGTTAACTAACTTCCTACTGTCATCAGGAACATTTTTACCCATTTCAGTAATTTCCCAAGTCAACATTCTCTGCATTGTCCCCGGTGATGCGATTCCTAAAGCAGATAGGAAATTTTTAACAGCATTAACACCTGCTTCCCAAAACTTAGCAGGTAAAGTGGCAGCCCACTCATTAACCGCAGACAACATATTATTCAACTCCGCCGCTAATTTACCAGGCAATGAAGAAATCCAAGACATAAAATTAGACACAGATTCAGAACCTGCTCGAATCATATTCTGAACAAAATTATCACCAAAACCAAGAGTCTTAGCAATAATGTTTGTGAAGATCATTCCAATTTGCATTGGTAATGTTAACAGGAATAATACTACTCTAAGTATTGTGTCAATAATCTGATTTCCAGTGATGCTAACATTTTCGGGGAGTAAACCACCAAGTGTGATAATATAAGTCCAAAGACCTTGTAATGCACTAATTATCCAGTTAACTGCATTGGTTATTGTGTCTTGCATAATTTGTCCGGTGCCTGCGAATATTTGACCTAACCATTGTAATGCTCCGCAGAGATTGTCCCATATAAATGAAGCAAGTTGTTGTAGTCCTGCCCATAAGTTATTAACCATTTCACGGAACCAATCAACATTTTGATAAGCCCATATTAACGCGGCGGCTAAGGCAATTAATGCGAGTACAACTATTACAATTGGGTTCATACTCATTACTGCATTAAGAACACCTTGAGCGGCTGAGAGTAACCAGTCCGCAGCTGCAGAGAGTTTAGTCATGATTTCTAAATCTTTTAACCATTGGATGAAACCTAGGTCTTTAATGGCTTTCATACCAGTTGCCATTTGACCTAGACCCATAATTGTATCGGTAATTGGTGAGGCGAACCCAGCTAATGCAATACCCATACCAACTAAACCACCAGTGGCATTATCCAATTGCATTACTAAATCCATACCCCATTTAGCACCTTCCTGAAGCATTCCTCCAAGATTATATCGGCCTCTTTCAAGCATTCCGTTGAAAGTTTCAAGCTTGTTGTTATAAGTGTCCTGTTGACTCATTCCTCCCCAATGCTCTTCATTTAAAGCTTCAGCTAATACTTGAGCTCTTTCTTGAACAGTATTGGCTTCTTTGAGTTTATCAATATGGCCTTGCAAGATTGGTGAACGCTCCAGTTCAGCGGTATTTCCTGCTAACAGATAGTTAGTCATATCCTGCTGAGCTTCACTAGCAGACTTACCATAATAGGACATTGCACTGAAATAATCCGCAGCACTAGAACCCATACTCTTCAAAGCATCTGATGTCAATGTTGCATCTTTAGCAACCGCACTAGATAACAAACCTTGCAAAACAGTATCATCACCAGGAAGTTGTTGAACAATACTGTTGATCTCTTCCATTTTTTGTTTAGCAGTATCAGCATTTCCAACTGCATTTTGAAGAAAAGCAAAGTTGGTTTCTTGTTTCCCTGCAGCTTCGAGCATTGTTCCCATTTGTTGACCGATTTCTGATGCTCCTTGTTTTAATCTGTCAAAACCTTGGCTAATTTGGTCAACTGCTTGTAAAGCTGTTTGATTATCAATATCCAATTGTATTTGTTCATCGTCTAAAGCATCGATTTCGTGTTTGGTGGATTCAAGTTTGCTTTTTTCAATGTCTAATTGGATATTTATTTTATCGGATTCTAATCTTGCTAATTCTTCTTCAACTTGTTTTACTTCCTTATCATCAACATCCACTTCACCTTTCATTGTTTTTAACTTGGCTTTGGTGGATTCGATTTGTGATTCTGTTTCTTGAAGTTTAGCAGTGTTAGTTTCAATATCTAATCTGAGTTTTTGTTGTCTGAGTTTGTTGATATTGTCTTCTATTGCTTGAACACCTTTAAGGTCTTCTTCAGTTGCAACTTTAATTTTAACTTCTTTTTGTGCTACCATGCTTATATCACCACCATAGGTTTAGCTTTTTGTTTATACTTGATTATTTGATTGGTTATTTCAAACACTGCACGGTATTGTAATACTGTTAACTCTGACAATGGTTTTTCCGTGATTTTATAATTAGTAAAAAGATGTAATAATGTTAAATGTTTTAATTCACCTTTTTGTATATCTAAAACCCCATATCTTGTTGGTTTACTCCGCTTATTTGTAGTACTTCACGAGATATGGCATTTACCACACCAATAGGTAGGTTTAGAATTAATTCTTCAGGGAATGATTCCCCGTCTTGTTTGAATAAAGATTTTTTCAAAACTTTAACATTAGTTTCAAGAGAAGGTTTTGTTAAATCAAGATTTTTCAATTCTTTCATTGTTAACTGTTTGATTTTAGCTTTAGACTGCACACTACCGTTTTCGGTAGGGTATTCAATTATGATGTTGATTAATTTATCTTCACCTAATACGATTAAATCTTCTAAACTAACTTCTTCTACTTCTATTTTAGGATTGTTTGTCATTGGTAATTCACATCCATTCAAATTTAATTCAATTGTATAAAAAAAAGTTTATAAAAAAAGAGACCAAAATTTATAAAAAATAAATCTTGGCCAATATTATTCCAAATATATTTTTTCCAAATAAAAAGGAGATATCCGCCTTTTTATTGGATTTCTTCACCATCAATAACTTCTGATAATGATTCCACATTGAAACTTAATTCACGTGCAGTTAAATCTTCAGCATTGTAAGTAACTTCATTACTAGTTAAAGTAACACCAGACAAGTAATTTTCATCATCAAAATTACCGGTTTTATGTTTAATGTTTTCTTTAACAGTTAAGTTACCGGATTGAGTTTTCATCTTTTTAAGAATTTTCTTTAAAGTTTTGAACTCTTCAACATTACGTGCTTCCAATGCACTAATATCAACAGTATATCCTCCATCACTAGAAGGTACACTTACTGGTTCGTCAAAAGTTTTCACAATATCAGAATCCAATTCTTCACTGATTTTAACTTCGGTTACTCTTGTAAATGTTAGTTCTAAATCAGCAACACTGATTATAACAGTTTTATCTGCCATACTTATTCAACCTCCACAGTAACATACACGTCAATTTCGGTGATGATGCCATCAAATAAGAGTTTAGTTATATGAATATCGACTTTGTCAGTTTCTTTTTTAACTACATCAAATTCAATGTCTCTTAATAAGTCTAAACCTTTTACACAGACATCTTTCACACGCATTATTTCGTGTTTGATTTCATCTAATGTTGCTTGTCTGTTTCTGTCACCAAGGAATTGATGTAATGATAATTGTTTAATCACATAGTCTCTTACACGATTAATGTAAAGGTCAAGTCCGTTAGGTTGTTCAGAATTAACTACAACATATCTTCCATCATTACGATTTGCACATTTAAAAGTGGTGATACCTGCTTCTAATAATGTTTTACCACTTCCACCAGTTTCAAAAGATAACTCCGGAGATATGGCAGTTACACCACGAACAGTTTTCATAGTCATACTGCTACCTACATTTAATCCGGCAATGAGTCCACAGTAATAAGCAGCACTATTTAAAACTGATAATTGAGTACCATTAACAGTTAATTGTTGTGTGATTAAACCGTAACATTGGTCTCCTGCTAATCCTGCACTAGTAACATTCGCAGCATCAGATACTCCAGTTAAAGCACCAATGAATCCTGCAGGATATTTCATTTCAAAACAATCTTCCAAGTATTGGTCAATGATTGGTAAAAATGTATCGGTTAAAGCTGCACATACAAAGAGTATGTCCCAATCTTCACCTTTAATTTTAGCTAAAGAAGCTGCAAGATTAGTAGCATCAATGGTTTTAGTCCATGTTCCACTAGACTCAGTAGAAACATTAACACATAACAATGATGTTGCACCATTCATAAACAAGTATGGTAATGCAGCACATCCATCAAAAGTAGTGTCATCACCAAAACTATCTTGAGCATCAGTTAAACTGGTGAACAGTTTAGGATTAGTTTCGGTGGTTTTAAAAGCACCGATAACTGCTATTTTACCAGCTTCACCAGTGCCTATTGCTTTAGCTGTTTTCTTTTTAATTATTTCAACTTTAGGAACTTTAGCAGTCATACTATTTCATCTCCCCAAATTTTTTAAAAGCTTTATCCAAATCAGATTTAGATTTAATTTTACTTGTGTCAAATACTTTAAGAAATGCACGTTTAAACCAATCCGGACAAGGATAAGCTTCTAATTCTTTATTTAAATCAAATTCTTTTTTAGTCATAATAATAACCTTTAATATAATTTATGTTGCAATTCAAAAGCACACAAAATCCCATACGATTTGTTACTAGGGATTACTTGAAGTTCTACATTCTCAACACTAGTGTTTCGTACAATTTGAGGCAATTCTCTGAAATCCTCATTTTCTTCGAATTGTTGAATCAAATAATCTGTTAATTCACATGCTTTCACATATGCATTATTCATATTACCTTTGAGATAGACAATGATGAAACTGTTAACTAGGTTGGGTCTGTTGTCATCAAAATCAGTAGTATAACTTAATGTATCAATATATACGTCTGCTACTGGTTTTTTACCAAAACCTTTGAGTGTGTCTTGGTTATAACCGTAGTTGACTTTACTGAATAAAGGATGTGTGTAATCATCTGTTAATGAATCCAAGTTGGACTTGATCCATTCAATGATTGATGCACAACATCGGTAGTCAGGTGATGTTTTACCTGTTATGGTGAAGTCATATACTGGTGTTTCAATAACTTGTTTTATTGTACCATCAATGATTATGTCTGTGTCGTCCAGGACATCTGTTTCTTCGATGATTTCTTCGTTTGGTTCTTCATCGGTCATTGTATCACCTGTAGTTTGCGATTGTGTTTAGTAATCCTCTTCCAAGGAAGTCATTAGGTTTAGTTCCTGGATGTCTGTGACCTTTACTAAATGGCCCACCTTTTCCGCCCCAATGCAAAGCTTTTTTGCTTTTGGGTTTAATCATGTGAGGTTTGGTACCGAATACCACATATTCTCCGTGTGGGGCTATTCCTTCATCCCAGTAACCAGTTATAATACTGTATTTGTCTGTTATTCTTGTGTCGACTCGTATACTTCTTTTTAATCGTCCTTGGTCGTAAGGTGCTTCTTTTTTAATATTGTTTTGTAAGTTCCTTGCGAGTTTGTAGGTTTCTACTGGAAGTATATCGCTTTGTTCAACATACAATTGTACAAATTTAGTTATCTCACCCATATTCCACGTCTCCCTCTTTTTTGATTGTAGGTTCTGGCATGGGAGTGTTTAACCATCTGCACATTTACTTGTTCTTCTGGTGTTGCTTCTGAATTCAAATATTCTTCAACATATGCATCTAATAAGTCCTGTGCTTTTTCGAACCAGTAATCCATTAAGGATTGGTATTCTTCACCATGATAGAGACTCATGAGTATGTCGCTTGATGCATAGTAGATAGCAATTGTCTTCAAGGTTTGTGGGATTTCCACAGGGATTGGTACGTAATGTCTTTTCAGATTAGATTCAATCCATGCTTCCGTATTATCAATCGCCACATTCAATAATGCATTTGATGGGTCATCGCTGATGTCTTCAAATAAAGCCAATACATCATCACTGTTACAATATTTACCAGTATATGCAGGAGTTGACTCATCGTCTGTAGTTGGTTCTGGTTCGTTTTCAATGGTTTCATCAGGAACATCTACAATTGTTTCTTCATCTGTCATAGTGAAATCACATCCTTAAAAATTAAATTAATGTTCTTCTAAGGCATAGATACGGCCTTTAATGGAAGCTGGGGTGTCATCGTCACCGATTGCAGTATTAATGTCTGCAATATCTTTATGGATACCAGTTTCACTACCAGCTGTAGCGGTTCCAATTGCAGTTTTAATATCTGCAATATCTTTAATTGCACCAGAGTCTTTGTCACCAACAGCAGTTTCTAATGCAGTTACTTTATTAACTAAAGCACCAACATCTGCTCCTTCAGATTTTTTCAATTCTAAAATCATTTGGAGTAACCTTTTGTTAATGTCATCTTGGCTTCCAGCCAAGTAATTAGGATAATTAACCATCAATAATCACCTTTCCAAGTTTTATTTAAAAAAAATAAATTAGTAAGGAAAATACCCTTTAAGCTGAGTATCCACCATACATTAATCCATTTGGTTCTAAGATGTTAACGTTAGCTTCAGCAAAGACATAAACATAACTTCTTTGTGGTTCATCAGGTTCTGTCATTTTCACGTTCACAAAGGATTGTGGTAATTGCATGAGAATGTCAGAATTCATTTCAGGTTCTTGTTCTAACTGTGCAATAATGGAATAGTTAGGGTCAGCATATTTTTCCACAGTTGCGGTTGGATTGTTTAAATCCATAGCAAGATAATGGTTTGCAGCAATAGCACTAGTTCCCACATATTCAAAGTTACTGTCATCTAATAAGTTAGATTTAGCTAAAGCAATTTTAATGGCTTGAGCATCTGCTCTTGGTAAAAAGATAGTGTTAGGAGTGAAACCAGTGTCAACATCGTTTTTAACTTCCATTGCATCGATGATTTTTAATTCGTTTTCGATAACATCAATACCAGTACTGGATGAATCGATTTGGCTGATAGTTGGTGCAGTTGCACCTGCTCCGTTAACTAAAGCACCAAGGAATGCTTTGTCATAGAAGTTTGCAAGTTTAGCTACAGATTTGTTTAAGAACACTTGTAAGGTAGCATCCATTCTTCCAACATCTTCAAGACGACTGTTCATTTTGAACATATAACCTTTAGGTAAGGTTGCAGCCCTGTAAGCGGATGGTTCACCGAATTTGATTTCGTTGAAGTCTAATCCATCGCCAGTACTGATAATGTCACCAGTGATGTCATCAACATCAGATGCTACGTAATTGGTGAATTCACCTGATACGTTTTGTACGATAGGTAATTTGTTTAATAATTTTAATGCTCCATAAACCCTTTTGGTAGCGTAGATTTCAAGGTTATGTGTTCTTTCATCGAATAATTTTGGTATAGTTTCCATTTTAATTCATTCCTCCAAATTAATTAAATTAGTAAAAATGTTTTTTAGATAAATCCTACAACAACACGATCGTTACTGTCTTGTGCGGATAAAGCGATAATGTCAGTTGCAGTTGATCCACTTGATGCGGATAATTTCACACCATCAGCAGATAGTTCACAGTATTTTCCTGCGGTGATTCCTTCAGATGCTTTTGCGTCTAAGGTTAAGATTTTTTTGAAGATGGTTTCAATACCTACTTCTCTGAGTATTCCTCCTGATTTGGCTTGGGCTGCGGTGTAGTTGGTTCTTGGTTCTACTTCCCATTTTGGGGTGTTGTATACAATACCAATTGGTACTCCACTGCTTAATGCTTTTACTGCCATTTCACTGTCTAATTCTACTAAATCGCCTTTTTTCAAAGGATATTGTAATACTGGACCTTTAACTACTCCATGAGCAGTAGCAGTTTCAGTAATGTCAATTTTTCCTTCGATTGCTTTAAATGGTGCTACTGCACCAAGTTTGCCTATATTAAGTTCTTGACTCATTTTAGTCCTCCAGATATTATTTAATTTTTAAAGTAATCTACTAGTCGAGATAAATCTGCATCTACCTTTTTGGATTTTTGCTTATTTATTTCGATAATAGGTTGAGCGTCTTTGTATAATTCTAAGAATGTATCGTTATCGTTTAAGCAGAGTTTTACTGCGATGTCTCTTTTTGCGGTTGGTATGACTCCTTTTTGTATGTAGGTGTCTACGGTTACTTCTGCTTTTTCTCGTAATAAGTCATCTACGTTCTTTTGTAACTCTCTTAATCGTTCTGATTGTTCGAGTTTTTCTGTTACTTCATCGTTTAACTCGTTGACTGTTGTCTCCACCTTTTTATTGGTTTCATTAACGGTGTGGTTGAGTTCTGCGATTTCTTTATCTTTATCGTTGATGATTTTTTCGTATTTCTTTTTGATGTCGTCAAATCCGTTGTTTTCTTCGGATTCTTTCAGTTTATTTTTTAGTTCTTGGATTTCTTTTTCGTAATCTTCTGCAGTTTTATCACTCATTGGTAATTCACCTCAATTACATTTTCTGTTGTTAGCATGAGCTAACATAACTCGGTTAAAATGTAAAAATAAGTTTATATCCTCAGCTAACACAAGTTTAGCATCATCGGTTATGAAAATAAGTTTAAAGATTGCGTTTAGCAAATGAAATTAATTCATCTACATCATTAAATTCTTTGATTTTGAAATCAGAATCATCTATATAAATTCCTTCATCATCGTAAGGATCATCTTCAAAAAATTCTTTTAAATTTATTGATTTCATACTATCAACTCTATAGTGGCGGTTTTGTTTTTAGGGTCTAACTCAATGACTTTGAATTTAGTTCCAGCTTGTAGCAATAACTCTCCTTCACCCATTCCTTTATTAACTCTTTTGCCCCTCCAACGTTCAGTATAAACAATTCCTTTGGTGCCTTTAGGTGCCAATACTTTAATACTGTATCTTCCCTCTCTTCGTGAAAAGGAACTGGCAATTCTTGCTTTAAAACTGGTAGAAACAAAATGTTTGAATGTTCCAATTGAATCGCCATCTAAAACATTATCAGGGAGTCGTTGGCCAGTGTATAAAATCGTATTCTCTTGCAATGCAGGAGTTTTATTTATCGCAGATTTGATATTCTTGATATTATCATCAATGTTCTTATTCAATGCCTTTGCGAATTTATCCCAAGTTTCTTTGATTTTATTACCATAGATAAGAAGTTTATTAATGTCTGTAGAACTATTCTTCTGGTAATCTAACAGACTGTATAATTCTTTTTCTGTGTAATTTGCTTTGTCTTGGTTGATTTCATAATGTTTACTCATAGCACTGTCATTCTTTATTTTTTCTTCATAAGGCAAATTAGCATCATCATCCCATTTAAGATATTTTTTTCCATTGATTTCTACATGAGAATAATTTTTAGATGATGAGGTAGTTTCTGCTTTGATTGTTGGGATTTCGGAATAATTTTTATCTTTTAAATGTCTGTTAATAGTATCCTTTTTGATATTCAACATTGCTAATTGGCCTTTAACCATCGCAAATTCTTTAGGACTTCTCATGGATTTTTGGGAAGCCATCTCATTAACTTTCAAAGTCAATTTAGAAATTTCATTATCTATTTGTTTAATGTATTCTTGTTGGCCTTTAGTTAAAGATGTTGGCTCTGAATTGTTTTTTGATTGAGATTTAGATGAAACTTTTGCATTTTTCAAGTCAGTAGCATATTTTAAAGTATCTTCTGCATTGATTTTCTTAATTTTAATTAAATCAGAATTTTTCTCTGCAAATTTCATTACTGCTTGATTCATCTCACGATTTATCAAGTTTTTATATTCAGGAGTTTTAGTTTCCGCCAATAACTCCAACAATTTTGTGCGTTGCTCATCACCTTTGTATTTATTCATTATTTCAATACTTTTATCACTAATTCGTTTTTCTTGAGCTATTCTCACATCATCAGTGCTTTTTATGTATTCTTGGAGTAATTTTGACTTCTCTTTTGGAGTTAGTCCATCTTTAACTGTCATTATATGAGTTTCTTCTTTTGAAACCGCAACAATTGAATCCAATGAGGGTTCATTTAAGATTTTTCTTAAATCAGGTGGACTAAAAGTTCTGAATCCATCAGGGTGATTGTGGAGTAATACACAATTTGGAGATTTTATATTTCCAGCAGTAGGGACATGTACGCTTCCATTATCCCCATGATACATTTGGGAATATTGTTCCCCAGTTATCATATCAATAATACATCCATGTTCTATTTTTGAATTAGCGTATTTTTTTGCAAAGGAATTTAATCCATCGTATCCTTTACCAGACATTCCAACTTCATCAATTACAACATCTTCATTAGTTATTTTGAAAGTGTTTTCAGTAATTTTTGGTTCTTCAACATTTGCAGAAGTTATTGGTTCGGTATTTGTTGGAGTTTCTTTTACAATAGTTGTATCATCAGGAATCTCATCCTCCGCAACAAAATAAGGCACACAACGGCAATTTGGGTGAATTGGTGGAAGTTTACTGGTATTTGACATTGAATAAACATTATTTCCTATCCAACCTTTTCCGCCTGCACTTTTATCTCTTGGTTTATAGGTTGCATCGTTTTCTTCTGTCCATCCTTTATGCCAAGCTTTCTTACATATCTGACAAGCAGTATTACGACACTCCACATAGAAATGAGTAGCACCCATTTCCTTATTAATCACATAATCACTAATAGTGGCTGTCCTTGCTATTTCAGTCCTTGCAATAGCACGTGCACGCTTAGTCTTGATTGTACTGACTTTACTGGTTATCTGATCAGCAATTTCATTTTGAGACAAGTTATTATTGTAACCGTCTTTCACGATGTCTCGGACACTCGCTTGAATGTCTTCACCAACATCCACGATTAAATCACCAACACGGTTCTCAATAGTAACCCTTGTCAATTCCTTTTGAGATGGTCGACTAAACTTATGATTATTAGTCTCCTGTAAAATAATATCCAACATTCCCACATCATAACCCAAAGCAATCAAAGGATTATCCTTTTCAGGAAATGCTTTATGATACTTATCTAAAAAAGACTCAAGAGAATCACTGGCTTTAACACCTTGCTCTAACCTTTTAGATATCTCACCAAACAAGGAGTCAGTATACTTAATCCCTTGCTTAATCAGTTTGTTCTGTGATGGCATCTAAATCACTTAAAATACTATCAGTTAAATTTTCACCAGTCACTGGTTCCTGAAAACCAAAATCTTCTTCAGGCATAACAGGTTCTTCATTAACATAATTCAAACCAGTTTCCTTTTTAAATATCATAGCAATACTATCTTGTACTGCATCATTCTCACTATCAATCACACCAGAATCAATCAACGGTTTAACAACTTCAAACAATGCTTGAATATCACCAGTCTTGAATTTATCAAAACTAAAAGTAGGAGCTAAACTCACATCACCAAAATTAAATTCAACAATTGAATTAATCGCTTGTTTTTGAATACAATTCGCTATTTCTTCCAATATTCCATCGTAGACTAATTGGCTGAAATCTAATTGACTATTACCTAATGCATAAGAACCTACTTTACTGGTAGTTCCCATTATCAGTTCACCAATGTAGAATCTTTTAACGATCTGATTATCCAAGTAACTGAAAGTATTGAAGAAAGTTTCACCATGATGACTGGATTCCAATACATCAACAGTATCATCTAAACCCACAGTCATTCCCAATGTCCCGTTCTGCATGTCTGCAAAAGCGGATAACATTTCATCACGACTTGCAGGATTATCAGTTTTACCCACCAATGATGGTAAACTATGTCTTTCCAGGAATGTGAGCAACCAATCAGTAGTGTTAAATTTATACTCCACCAGGTCTTTCACCTCTAATAGTATTCCTCGCCCATAATCGGTGTTGAAATCACCATAAGTGTATTTTAAACATTTGTTGACGGGTATGTCAACTTCGTCATGATCATACTCCTGGTGTATGCTGATTAAGTTACCGTCATCGTCATATGTGAATGGTTGGTTTTGTAATGTTTTGATTGAAACTGGTACACTGTCTTTCCAGATGAGTTTTCCGTCATCGTTGATGTCGAATATTAATTCTTCAATGTGGAATCCCCAGAGACATGCTTCTATCATTCTTTTTACTACTTCGGTTAGTTCAGTGTCCATGTTGAATAACATGTCGTTGATGAAGTCGTAGACTCCTTGATTGTCATTTTCGTTGGCGATTAATACCCATTGTTTACTGGATAGTAAGTATTTGAGTACATCGTAGCACATGGAAACTGTAACATCGCTTAGGATTTCCATACCTGTATTGTATTTTAGTACTGTTTTGTTTGCTCCTAAGGTGTATCGTTTAGCAGTGTATTTGTTATGTGCAGGCACGGGGTTTATTGTTTCCTTGCCTAGTAATTTGTTTTTTAAATCTGATAGAATGCTCATCGTATTCTTCTCCTTGTTCTTGTTCCACTTGTTGAAATTGTGTTTTGTGAATGTTGTGATAGATAATTGTACCCGTAGGCCAATGCATCGACGAGGTCATCGTGTTTGCCGTTTGGGAATGATTTTAATTGTGATAGTAATAATTCTCGTTTTTCATTGTTGTTTATGTAGACATGTACTTTGCCATCGTAGATTGCGTTGCTTAATGGTGTTGCTCTGTCTGCTTTGGTTCCTTTCGGTTCGGATTGTTTTGTATTGTAACCGGCTAATGCGGTTTTGTATTCTTGATATAATAATCCAGCTGCTCCACCTGTAGTTCCTGGTTCTAATAGGATTGTGTATTGTGGGCTGTCCATTTTTGCTGTGGATTGTATGATGTGTTTGACATTGTTTCCGTATTGGCCATGTTCGAAATCAAATATCCAGTATTGGTCTCCTGGTGTTTTTATCATTCGTACTCCTGCGGTGTAGTCTCTTTGGTCTCCGAGACTGTCATCACTGGATGCTATATCCCAGCTTCTGCATTTTGCGATTGAGTAATCATCGAAGTAGTCTTCGAATATTAGTCGGTCTACATGGAAGAAGTCTGATGTTAAGTCTAATGGTGTTTGTTGGTATATTGCTTGGAATTGCCGTTCACCCATTGCTTCTTGCTTTTTACGATAATCTGTTATACTGTATCGTTCTTCCCATAATGGTTTGCCGTCTTTGTCAATTGCAGGGAATTCAAGGAATGTGTAATCTTCAGGGTAATGTTCTTTAAGGTATCCTTGCAGGTCTTCACTATGCCAACGAGTATGTAATATAACTAGTTTAGTGTGAGGTTCAATTCTTTGTTCGATTATTGTTTTGAACCAGTCAATTTTCTTTTGTAATAAGCTTGGTGTGATGTCATCGAATCCAGAGTAAATATCATCAAGTATTATGTAATCTGCATCTTGACCTGTGATACTTCCACTTGATCCAACTAATCGGATGCTACCTTTTTGTAGTTCACCTTGACTATTGGTGAACATGATATATGTGCTGGAATGTTTCACATCTGATAAGTATAAGTCGAATTCAGGACCTATTCTTTTGATGTATTCTCTTAATTGTATACCGAATTTCTCTGATAGTCCTGCACTATTGTTGACAATTAGTATGTTGAGGTTTTTGTTTTTGGATAGTAACCATAATGGAAATGCTAGTGTAATCATTGAAGATTTACTGTGCCTTGGAGGCATTGCCACGCATAAACGGTTGATTAAACCATCTTTCAAATCAGTTAAATATGCAGCTAAAGTTTCAATATGTGGTGCATCAAGGTTTTCTTTGAAATCTGTTGACACGTAGTTTCTGTAAAACCAGTAAAGGTTTTCGTGGCAGATGTATCTAATCATCTCTATTGTGTCTTGGCTTGATAACATCGGATAACTCCTTGATTACTGTTTCATCTAAACCATGTGATAGTTCAGCAGTACTATTTACATCTGCTTGAATATTGCTTTGGTTAATATCTTTAACTTGACCTTTATCACGATTCTCTGCATCTTGTAAAGATTTATTTAATTGGCCTTTGGCTTGAGCCTGAGTACCATTAATTGAATGTGATTTTAAACCAAATACCAAATCTTGTAAGTTTAATAATCTTGCTTCTTTTTGTAGACTATAAATCTCTTGACTTGTTTCCAAATCTTTTTGTAACATGAATTGGTTTAATTCTTCTTGTCTACTGTTTAGGAAACTTGGTTTTCGAGTTAACCATAAATCACAAGCAGACCATTTGCTTATTGTACTTTCACCAGGGATTACTTTTTTTTCATTATTCATTATCATGCTATGACATTTTGCATTCTTTTCAATGTCTCCTGGTGTGAAATGTTTTTCCAGTTTTTTACAGGCACTATCATTTAAATCTTCCAAAGGTCTTCCATATGCCCTCCATATTTTATCAAGGTGGGATATGTATTCTTGAAGATTTCCATTGTATTCAAAGAAGTTTTGTCTGTAGAAGTTGGGTCTTGGTTTTTCGTTAGGTTGTGTTAGGTGTATTGGTTCTTTTAGTTCTGTTTTTTCCATACACTTAACCACCTTTTATATTATTAACGTTGTTATATTAGTTTCTCTCTTTGAATGAATGATTTATTTGATTAAGAAATTGAATATGAATGTGAGTATTGTGAAGAATATTGTTATTACTGAGATAATTAATGTAAAACGATTGCGGTTGTCTTGTACGGCTTTTTCATTGTCTTTGGTTTTTGTTTCGAGTGCTACTAATCGTTTTTCGATTGCGTTATCGTCTTTGTTGGATTGTACGATTAGTTTGTTCATATTCTCGTTCAGCTTGTCTATTTTTTCATCCATTTTTTCGATTTTTCTGTCGATATCGTCTAAGCGTTTTTGTTTGAATGTGATTTCTGCATCGAGTTCTGCGATTTTGTCTTCTTTGATGCAGATGTATGGTGTTTTAACATCCTCCATCTTCATCACACTCATATTCATCATTTAGTACTGGTTCAGTGGATTCTACCTGTGTTGGTGAGTTCCCGAATACTTCTAATGTATTTGGATTCTTACTGGACCAGATTGCGATTATTAATGTTATGACTCCCATTATCACAGTGGTGGCTTGGGCCTGGTCTACTGTGTATCCGAAGTATGCTAAGATTGTAGTAAGGCAGATTGCTGCGAATGTTGCGATTGTACTTATGTTATTGGTATCCATAGTGGGCTAGTCTCCTATAAAATTTTATATTTTTGTAGGTCATGTGTGGGATTTGCACCCACATATTACCCTTTTTTTTTCGAGGTTAAAAGATTCCGATAGAAATCTAAAAAGAATTATAATAAAAAGGGTCATAGATTCTCTCCATGACATTTAATCATAAAATAGTGTGGTTTTCTTTAGTGTGTGAAAAGGAAACGAGGAACCAAAAGCACACTAAGGAAAAACCACATTTGGGTCAAAAATATATGAAGTGAAAAAAGATTAAAATATTATGTTTTTGGGAGTGCTTAGGCAGGTAGATGGAATTGAACCATCTTTTTTTAATTTTACTCCCATATTTATTAGTAGGATTCTAAGTAGTTTTAAGATCGTATATCATATATTCCCTGTAACCTGCATTAGATAAAAAAAATCCCTTGGAGTATAAAATTTTTGGTAGCTGATTAGAAATAAATTTTTAACAAAGTTTCATGTGTAGAGGTTTTATTAGGAGGTTTAATTTTTTTTACTCCAAGGTGGATATTATATGAGTTTTAATCCATGAGGTAGTTTGAAATGTTGTCCAGCTTGGTAATTGTAACTGTCTTGGGTTATTAAGCCGCAGTTTGGACAGTAGATTTGTTCTTCATCCACGATTAATTCGTTGTTGCATTCAGGGCATGTTTTTGGTATGTGAGCTTGTAATGATTTGATATAATATAATCGGGGATTGTGTTTTATCATGTTGGAAACATTTCGGTTATGTCCTCTTATTATACTATGGGAGTTAGTCGGAACACTTGTTGTATTCATTTTATTTCGCCTTTAGTTAGTATTTCGTGGTTTGTTTCTTTTGGTTCGTATGGTATGATGTATAATTCTTGTAGGTAGTTTTGTATTAGTCTGCATATGATTAGTTCGAATGTGTTGTGTGTTAGGTGGTATTTTTGGGTTATTGTGTAGTTGTTTAGTTTTATGTCTGTGTTTTCGGGGATTTTTGTGTAGAATATGAATGCCAGTATTATTGTTTGGTTGGATGCTCTTTTGTGTAGTTTTTTGAAGTTTGGGTACATTTTTATTAGGTGTTTTACTTGTTTTTTTTCGTTTGGTGTTAGGTGGAATGGTATTTCTGTGAATAGGTCTTCTGCGATTTGTAGTTTTTCTTTTATTGATTGTTTTTGTTTTATTTGTTTTTCGTATTCGGGTGTTCGTATTTCTCCTGGTGTGTATGGTGTGTTGTATTTTTTTAGGAGTTGTTTTATGTCTGTCATATTTTCTATTCTCCTATTGCTTTTAGTATTTTTTCAGCTGTTTTGTCTGCTATTCCATCAACGGTTAATAATTCTTCTTTTGTTAATTGGTCTAAGTCTTTTTTAGAGTATAAATTGAATGTGTTTACAATTTGTTGTGCTTTTTTAGTATTGATTCCATAGATGTCATGGCATAGGAAGTTGAATGCAGGGTTTTTATCTTTGCGAGGAAACCTCTTGACAATTGGTTTATCCTGAAGACATTTTTTGGCTTGGATTAACATCCTGTAAAAAGATTCTATAATATTTGGATTATAGGATTCTATTACAGTAGTGTAACGGTTAAGTGAAGCTATAGCTCCAAGATATGCATGATAACTGACTTCTCTGTAGTGTTTTGACATTGCGATTGCTTTTGCTCTTGCCAGTTCACCGCCAACTATGATGACATAATGATGATCATATTCTTCTGCTTGGTTTATTGCTTGGTTGAATACTCTGCTTGTTTGGATGCTGGAG